TACGATCTTCATATGCTTTCTTCAATTCTATTTCATAATTGTCGGCAAGAAAATTTAGCTGTTCCACTGTGTATTTTTCTGGTTGAGTTTTTACTCTCATAAGAAAAGTATGAACATTTGTGTCATATTGCTTCATATTGACAGGAAAATAACCTTTTTCAAACAATGCTTTGCCGCAGCTGGCTAGTCTAAAAAGCTGTGTGAAGTTCTTTGGACTAAAACCATACTTATCAAGGTGAGCCTTGCGTTTGCTGCCAAGTTGACCTGTGCGTTCTCCGTTGGCAAGACGCCGTTCACCCTGCATATAACCAAGCAAGCATCTAAACATCTTGTCTGTGTCAACAAACTTTAACTTGTTTGTTTGTATTTCTTCAAATATATCACTTGTTTCAAGCAAGTTGTCAGAGAATAGTATTTCAAGCGCACCTGTATTACCATTACGAAGAAGCTCAAAAAACTTACGAACTTCATAATAAACTATGTCATCTGTTTCTTGCTTTTGTATATGATCCATACGCTCCAAACCAAGTATTTTGGATGGATCTGTATTTATGAACACACCTCTATAATCAAGATCAGACTCAGGAGTGTTGAGTCCATATGCTGTGCTGCCTCCTAAAGCTTTTACTAGCATTTTCATTTGTGTATATACGATGAATAAAAATGCATTTTTGTCAAGGTTATTTTATACTTATATTCGTAAACCTTTGATATTATAAAATTATGGCTCTATACAAATTCACGTCCTCAACGACATTAAACTTGACTTCTAGTAAGTCTGTGCTCATCGAATGCTTTGGTGCGGGTGGTCGCGGCTCTAAAACCGGTAACGGTGGTTCAGGTGGCGCTTATTCCGCAGTAACAAAAACACTTGGTTCTGGCTCATACCTAATCGGGGTTGGTAAAAACGACTATAACGGATATGGCAACGGCGGCGACACATGGTTCAAATCTGGTAGTTTGAACGTAATTATTTGTCAAGCTGGCGGCGGAAGACAAGACGGTACAATCGCATGGCAATTGCCACAAGCAACTGGTAGCACCAAGTATTACGGTGGAATCGGATGCCCAGACTATACCGGATATGCCAGTTATAATGGCTCCGGCGGCGGCGGCGGGGCTGGTAACGGTGGTAATGGTCAAGACGGCCAAAGCGCATTCTTTTCTACAGCCGTTTCCGCGTCATTGGGCGGAACAGGTTCTTGGATCAACGGCGACGGCACAGGTAATGGTGGCAACGGTGGATTCTATTACGCCGGTGCTAATGTTAATGGAGTATTCCAACCAGAAACCGGCTCATACCCAGGCGGTGGTGGCGGCGGCGCATACGACTACGGCGCAGAAACCGAAGCTGCTGGTGGCGATGGTGTGTTGTATCTAACATACTAATAAAACCTTATAGTTTTAGACAAACAAAACCCCTCGAAATCGAGGGGTTTTTTATTATAAATATAGTTATAAATTGAACCAAAGATTATACACATTATGAAACAATCAAGAAGAAGCTTTATAGGCTTAGGAGCAATGGGATTACTTGGATTGAACATGCAAGGGGCTGAAAAAAAGCCTGTTGAATTTTGCAATCCAAACGACGTGCCACAATTTGTATTTGGCAATGAACCAATGAGAACTCGCAAGAGTTTCTATGATTTAACCGACGAAGAATTACAGACTTTATGCAAGGCTGTAGATTATATGCGTAACAAGCTTCCGCGTGAAGCGCCAACAAGTTGGGAGACATTTACTCGCATACACTATAAACACTGCACTGCGTTTGATGCTGACCATCCACAAGTTCATTGGGGTGATCATTTTCTTCCTTGGCACCGTGGTTATTTATTTTTCCTCGAACGCTTGTTGGGAAATTCTTTGAATCAACTGGGTCTTGATGGTAACAAGTTTGCTTTTCCATATTGGGATTGGATCAACCACAAGGAAATGCCAAATACAAAATTCCGTGAGTTGAAGGGGCTAGGAAGTCCATTGTTTGGCTATGACCTAACACAACAAAATATGGTGGCTGGCGACAATCTTGGTTTTGATAATCTTGCATTATACGATGGAAACCGTGGTCCTACACTTGAAAAGAGTAAAATAGACCCCGCTAACGAAACGCGGCAAGATTCTAAAGATCACGTCGCCGAATGCCTTGGTTATATGAGCAAAGAGTATGTTGACTTGATGCTGACTACTCCTTGGGAGCAATTTGGAGGAAAGCCCGGTATTGATCGTAAGACTGGTCAAGGATTGGTTGAAGCCGGTGCCCACAATGACGGTCACGACTGGGTTGGAACAAGATATGGATGCAACAGAACAATGGGTACGCTGCGCTATGCCGCAGACGATCCTATTTTCTTTATGCACCACTGCAACTTGGATAGAATATTCTCGTTGTATAAGAATCCAATCCCAGATATAAATGGACCATGGGGTCAACAAAGATATGTGTTCCCTGATTTGAATGGTTCGCCCGTAAGCGTATCGGTCAAAGATATTATGCTATGGACTCAAACGGTATCATATCAAGCACCGCAAACAAGCAAAGCGAAGCTAGGTGCATCTAAAGCATTAAAGAATGCTGCGTCTGTTACGATTCCTGTAAACAAATCGACGGTATCTAAAGCAGGGTTGAGTGTTTCAATTGAGCCTTCTGTAAGCCTGAAAAACTTGATCAATAAAGGTCTTGAGTCTGGTACATCAATGCTTGAAATTGAAACCGGACCAATATCTCATGCTGGCCGCGCCACGATCAAAGTTTATATTGGTAAAAAATATATAGGAAGAATCAAGATAATGGACGGAGATCCAAGCACAACAAATCCAGACGCTTCGCATACATTTGTGATGACACTTGGACAATTGGGTAAGATTTCCGAGGCAATTCCAGTTGCGTATAAATTCGATGTGAATTTTTATGCTTATGGAATAGACCAAGACGTTTTGATAAGAAACCTAAAGTTCAGTGTAATGAGATAAAACAAAAAACCCCTCGAAATCGAGGGGTTTCTTTTTTAGTTCATATCAAGGCGATATATCATTACATCGTTTGCATAATCATCAAATGCTACTACAATGAGTCTAGAAACAATGTCCCAGCTTCCACCTCCGCGAAAACTGCCCATTTGATATGGAAATCCAACAGATGGAACAGGAAGGTCCATATCATTTTCTGTCAAATATTTAGACATACCTTCAAGGGCATTATATAATGCATCATAGTTAGTTTGTCTTGTGCCTTTACCATATAGATTTTGACCATATAGATTGAAAATCTTTTTGATTTGCGTGTTATGCTTCTTAGATTGTTCCTCTGGAATATATGCCATGCTAAAATTACCAAGAATGTTTGATTTCTTTGAAGCACACAATGTATCTACAGCATAAGCATCAGGATACATTTCTCGAATGGTGCGAGCAATGCCACTGCCAAATGTATTTTGACAATTTGCTTGATGTCCAATTACTACAACATCTTTAGCAAGCAATAGATTACCTTCTTTATAAATGAGTTTTTTCATTACAACATTCTTGCTAAAAAAATAAAAAAGTCAAGACTTATTTTATATCACTTTTGTTAGATTTTATAATACTTATATGTATATGACAATGATACCCGGTCCAAACAACGAAATGATAACAGCATCAATTGCACCTGCTTATGGCAGTACTGCAAACTATTATCAAGGTACACAAGGTAAAAAAACAATAGCTACCGGAGGCACATTTCCAAAGACTGTTGTGAGTGGTAGCATTACTACATACGGCAATCCTGTATTGATTATGTGTTCTGGAGACGCAAATCCATTGACAGATGGCACTTGGGGTGTTCTTCAATTATATAGAGACACAACCGCATTATGCCAAAAGGTTCAATATGAAAGCTCCAGTGGAAATGAAAATGTTCCATATAACATTAGTTGCATAGATCCTGTCTCAGCAGGTACATATACATATTATATGAAAGTAAATGAAATGGCTGGCGGAAACACCGATTTCGGAGAATCTTCTGGTCCAAACTTTATATTGACTGAACTAAGTCGAGTATAACAAAAAACCCACCTTTCGGTGGGTTTTCTTTTATGCGTCTTTGCCGTGATGGTCTGGTGCAACTGTGTTGCGCGGACTCAATTCTCGGATAATTTCATTCCATTCAACTGGACGACGTTTCCACTCCCAACCAACATCCAATCTTTGTAGGGTTGTATCTTCTTTTAGATTGCGGTGGCAGTGTCCGTGAATATGATATGCACCTTTGCTGATATGATTCCACGAAGCAATTGGATAATGAGTCAACACAACTACTCTACCATCTATGGTCACTTCGGCATAATGACCAAGAAATGTAAATGGACTATTTGGATAATTCAATGGATATATTTCAATATCATCAGCAAGCAAACCAACTTCGCCGCGACATTCATCATACATTTGTTGAATACCTGCGTTATGATTACCCCAAATAAAATATTGATGCTTGCAGGGTAGATATACAATGCGTTTAGCATATTCCATAGAATTTGCACCAGCACCAATAACCATGTCGCCAAGATTAAATAGAATATCATTTGGTCCAATATGCTCGCTCAACATTTGCCACTGATGCTTCAGTGCTTCTTCTATATTTGAATAACCTCTTGGTCCCAATATGAATGGTTTGTTGTGTGCCAAATGTAAATCACTTACAAACCAAATTTTTTGGTCGGCTGATTTTAAACTAATTTTCTTCATTTTCTGTTTTTCTTGTATGATTCAATATAACTACGAATGTTCGCTCTGCCGATAGGATTCATACTGTGAACTTGATAATCAGGAAATTCCAGATTATTGTTCATACAATATTCAACAATCCATTTGCAGCAATCATAACCAGTCTTTTCTTTATATTCGTTATATTTTGGAGCACCAACGATATAATGTTCAAGTCCCAAATCGTGATCAAATGAAACAAACGATGGCAAACCATGTTGCATGATATATTTTACAAAATCATCATAATTTCTTGCTATAATCCAAGGACCAAGCGGCATTTCTACCCAATTAACATTTTTTGGCAGGCGTTCATCATCAAGAAATAATTTATACATCATTTCATGATATCTAAATTATATACAATGTCAAGAGTTTATATGATTGCGTTGTTGTAACTATCCAAGTATTTGTCTATCATCAAATTTGCTACTCTTGTACCAGCTTTATTATTGGTCTTCTCAAAGTGCTCTTTCTTTTTACTCCAATATTCCAAATCTTTTTTGATTTGTTCTTTGGTATAAGATATAGTGTTATCTGTTTTCATTGTAATCTTCCTCCACCAACCAATACATTTCTGAGTGTGCTGGACTGTCCTTTGCGACTAGTCTTGGCTTTAAAATCGGCAAATGTGTCTGGCAACATAACTTGCAGAAATCCAGCCGTTTTGTGCTCATATACTTGAGCACCCATATATTTTGATTGTGATACACCACGCTTTGCACAACGTAGGCAAACACGCAAACCAAGTTCGGCTCGTGCATCCTCAATGGATTCAGAGCAGCAACTGCAAGGATTTTTATATAGAGTAAAACCATTCATATACCGAAAATATTAGAGTAAGTATATAAAAAGTCAAGTGAAAAAGACATTTTTTAAAAATTGTTTAAAATAAAAAACATTGACAACAGCATATAATGTGATACTTATAGTAGCAGTTCTTTGATATCAATTTTGAAACATGTAGGGTAGTTTAAAGGACCGCTGTTTAGGAAACTCGCGGTCATTCTTCCAAGACAACATAGTAGGCATCAAGTTTCTTGTTTAAAAGCCGAAGTCGTGAAGATAGGACGAATTCCCCGAATGGAACTCCGGTATCAGATGCCCGAACTCTGGTCCCTACATGTTTTCTTTTCATGGGCGTGTTCTGGATTCTACTTTATAATGTAGGTTTAAGCCGCAAGCACAGAGTCTAATGTCTCTGTATAATACCCGTTGGAAAACATAAATGCTAAGAGAAATCTTGCAAAGGTGTCTTTTCTTTCTGTTCGCAAGAACAGCGGAGCCGAGACACTTGTCGCAGCCTAATAAAATAGGCTGTCCGTTGTCCTTGTGACACAGATAACAAGTCAACAACGTTCATCATCTGGCCGTTTGTGCGAGATAGAAGATGGTAGCACAAATCAAATACTAAACTTCAACTTCAATGTGGTGCTCTACCAAACATTGATGTATTATAAGAGATAAGCTTGTATATGTTTAGATGTATGTTATATAGCACCGTGGGTTCAACTCCCCGCACGTCCACCATTTTTATTACATATATATATGTAGGAAATTTTCTTGACGAAATGATTTTCCTGTATATACTTATGTTTGCTTTACAATCGTGTAAAAATTAAACAATAATATATAATATATATGACAAAGAAAATACTATTAATGATTACGGCAATATGTGCCGCACTCACACTAACCGCCGCGCCTGTGACAGTCACCGCAGACGCAACATACTACACCAAGTTTTTGGACCGTGGTGTTGTTGCATACAATGACGTTGCAGTCGTTGGTGTAAATGTCGAAGTCGCGGGTTTTGTGTTGGGTGCAAGCACCTTCAACACAATTCAAGCAAATGCCGTAGGAAAGAACATTGTAAGTTCTGGACTACTGAAGCGAATTGATACAACCGTTGGTTATAAGTTTACTGCTCCGCTGGCAAACTTGACCTTGGGTTCTGTCTATTCCTCTTATAGCAAGAGCATTTCCAACATTGCCAGCACAAACGAACCATTCGTTAAGCTGGATGGCAAGTTGTGGAAGAATAGTGTGTGGGATATCACGGGTCGTTCTGATCTGAAGCTACACACCAACAATGTAGAAACAAATGTTAGACTTCCTTTTGGTTTTCAACACCTAAAGATTGTTCCTTCTATTGGATATGGATTCAATGATCCAGGTGCCGCTACAATTGCTGCATTGAAGAATGCAAAACAATATGCATTGGTTGGAGTTGGTATTGGATATTACACAAAATATGCCACATTGAATATTGGTGTATATCAATCCCGTGACACGCTATTTACTGCTGGAAATACCAGCAGTGGAGTGTCTGGTGGTTTGGCTGTAAAGTTCTAATAATCAGTTAGTTTTTATCAAAAAAGGACACCGTAAATGGTGTCCTTTTTTTATTGTATTGTTGACAAACAACAGCATATGTGTAATATCACTATTATGATTCTATCACATAATATAGTTCCTTCACTTTGTTGTATTCACAATGGTCTAAAAGACCAAGGTGTTAAATTCAACACCATGACTTATGCTCAATACAAGAAATTGGGAAAAGACACAGCAATGAAGGTTCTAGCAGACCGCTCGCTCAATAATATCAAGACTATTCATGTTATAGTCAAAGAATGTGCCAAAAATAAATGGAATTATAGAATTGGCAGCAATGTGTTTCCATTGATGACACATCCCGATTTGAAATTTGGCATAGATGATTTTTATAATGCTGCTGAAATTTATAACGAATTTAAATTGTGTGCCGACACTATCAAACAAAATAAAGTACGTTGCAGTATGCATCCTGACCAGTTTGTGGTTCCTGCAAGTCCAAAAAATGGTGTTGCTGAAAACTCTATTCGCGACCTTGAACAACATGCTATGATTATGGATTTGCTTCAACTACCACAATCATATGAAGCACCAATCAATATTCACATGAATTGTTATAATGACGCCAAGTTTAGTGAGGTGATTGATAGATTGGAAAAAGTTCTCAAACGCATGTCAAAATCTGTAACAAGTAGGCTTGTTTTCGAGAACGAAGATAAACTAAAAAGTTGGACTGTATATAATCTACACGAATATCTTTATAAACGCACAGGTATTCCAATCACATACGACAATCTTCATAATAAATGTAATCCATCCACACTTCTCGATGAACAACAAACATTTGATTTATCTGTATCTACTTGGCCAAAAGATGTTGTTCCATTGTTTCATTTCAGCGAATCACTTGCTGGTAAAAATCCACGTGCTCATGCCGACTTTCCTACATTTGTACCTATGGTATATTCTATATATAAAAAAGATTTGCATCTTGATTTTGAGTTTAAGCACAAAGAATCTGCTATAAATAAGATTTCTCGCCAAAACTTATTGACATTTGATAAATAATTGGCATACTAACTATGTAATCAACATTACATCAAAAAATAAAAACTAAATCATACTAATATGACTAAAACAAATAAAACAAACAATGGCCGCAAGGTCTCCACACTCGTCAAGGGTTCTACTTATGAACTTTCTTTTTCTCGTCCTGTCAAGGGCGTCAAGAGCGAAAGCACTCATCTAAATGTTACGGGATTCAATCCTACCACTGGTGAAGTCAACAAGGTTCGCCTTGATGGACGCGCTGTTGCTGCATTGCGCCGAGTTATTGCCAAGTAATATTGGCAATCAAAGGTTATAAATCAAAATCCCACGGTGTTTGCCGTGGGATTTTTTCTATATGAAAAATAAACCTCTTACAAAAAAACAACGTAAAGATTTGATTTCTGCTTGGGTAGGAATGAATTGTTTATGTGCATATCTAAAAGATTACAAGACGAAGCCTGAAAATTTCGGTGTTAAATTTGACCTATATACTTATGCCAAAGACATACATAAACGCCTCGATTCAGTTATACTCAACGTTGACGACTTCGATTTGTAAATAATCCTTGACATTTTATAAAAAGATGTCATAGTAAAGTAGTGAAAATTGACCTACAATCTATCGACAAAGAGTCTTTTATGGTTCATCAACACTTTGTTGGTGAGCATGAATGCTTTTTGGTGCAACCAATCCATATTGGTGCAACTTGGAATAAAGAAAACCTCATTTATCGCTCTTCATTGTGGAATAAAGACGGACATCCTGTGTCGTTGAGTTTTCCCAAGTTCTTTAATTGGGACGAAAAGCCAGACATCTTTCCTGCACCCTCCGATCTAAAAAATGCGAAGTTGATGGAAAAGTTGGACGGTTCTACTTTAATCTTTTCTCGCTATAAGGGGCACACTGTTATTCGCACACGCGGAACTGTTGATGCTCATAAGCAAGCAAATGGACATGAGATAGACTATTTGTGTGAAAAGTACAAGAAGTTCATTACATATCTTGAAATGCTAGAAACTAGCAATGAGTCTTTTGTACTAGAATGGTTGAGTCCAACCAATCGCATTGTATTGAACTATGGCGACGAACCTGACATGGTTTTGACTGCTGTAATCAATCACAATGATTATTCCTTGATGCGACAATCTCAATTGGACTATTTTGCATCTGATATTGGGCTGCGCCGTCCCCGCACTTTCTCCTACAACTCCGTTGAAGAAATGAAGTCGGCAGTTGAGGTGTTGAAAGACCAAGAAGGTTTGTGTGTGTATTATAACAACGAACAACAAATTCGTAAAGTAAAAGCCGCATCATATCTTTTTTTACATCGTGCAAAAAGTGAAATTTCTAGTATAGACAAAATGATTGATGTGTATATTGATTGGTTTATGGATCGGCACAATCTTTCTCATGAACCAACTGGTTATGTGGAATTCTTTGAATATCTAACCGAGAAGTTTGACTTTGAAATTGCTACAATGGCAACTGGACACGCTTCACGTATCTGTGATGCTATGAAAGAAGTTCACAAGATTATGAATGCATTGTTTGAGTTTGCATCTGCTCGTATGAACATTGCTCGTAATATTGCCGCCAAAGAAATCTTACAAGCATACGGCAGCACGGGAAGAAGTGCAATTATATTCAAGATGCTAGATCGCAAGACCATCGGCACTGATGATTATAAAAAATTGCTATATCAAGTATTGAAGTAAAAACACAAGGCTTGACTTTATATAGTTCAAGCCCTATACTATTGCATATTATAAATATACTTATTAATATATGATTAAACTACTAAGAGAGAAATATGAATTGCTAAGAGAAAGTAAATTGTTTTCTGAACTGAAGTCAGTGTCTTCACATAAGACAGATCTTCTTACATCCAAGATGTGGATTTTACCAGACGGTAAGCCTGTGTCTTTGGATCAATGGCATTACAGATGGTTGCAAAACAATCCAAAAATTGCATTGAAGTATGGATTGGATGTTAAAACTTTGCCAGATGAAGAACAGCCTGTACGTGTTGCTGCATTAAAGAAAGGATTTTTTCGCGTCAATTATGAATACAATAGTGGGACTATTACAATTGAAGGATTGTCTTCAAAGTATCATAAAAAAATCAAAGATGCTATATTTGTAATTGCGATTGACAATATTAGATCAATTGATCGCATGAAATTGACACTAATGAATGAAACACTAACAAAAATTACCAGATCGGAAGAAGCCACATTGTTCACATACAGAAGTGAAGAAGAAAAACTCGCCGCAGTTGAAGATATTATCAAATAAACAATATATGACAAAAACAAAAAATTACATTGAAAAAGCAGCAAAGCGTTTGGTGGTTGGTGACAAAGTGTTGAGTGCGTCGGGCAAAACACTAACAGTGTCATTGATTATAAATAAAGGAAATAAAACTATTATTCTGTTTGACGGCGATATGGAAGTTGATGTTGATCCGTATCTTCAACTCAAAGTTTTACAATGACACTGAAAAATGTTATAGATAATCTAAACAATACTATATCAGGTAAACAAGAATTGCTTGATGTATTGACTAATCATCCAAATAACGCATCCGGTTCTGTTATTACAGAAGTTCTTAGAATCAATATTGGTGAGTTGAGATGTATCCGAGAAGATTTACTAAAAGTAAAAATATCTGAACAAACATCTTGACTTTTTATAAAAATGCCATCATAGTTATGGGTATATAAAAATGAATGTTATCAATCAACCGGTATTATGTTTAAATGGCGTTTGGCAAGCTTTGGGCACCAAAACGGTCAAAGAAGCTCTCATTGCCATGCTAGGAGGCGAAAAGGGAAATTCTCCTGCTGCTATGGCTATTGACATGGTATTTCCAATTGATGCTGACGGCAATGTTGATTGGAACAACCCCGAATATACCCAACCTGTTGGCTGGGACGAATGGCGAAAGCTTCCAGTTCGTGAATATGACTTGGCTATTCACACCTCCAACATGGAGATTCGTGCTCCACGCGTTATTATTCAACCCAACTATAGCAAAATGCCAACTGTACAGCCTCGTCCAACCAAGGAAGCAATCAGAAAGCGTGATGGTGGTATTTGTCAATATACTGGCGAAGTTCTAACTTGGAAAGACGGCAACATTGATCATGTTACTCCACGTTCTCAAGGCGGCAGAAACACGTTTGAAAACATGGTATGGTGTCACAAAGACATCAACAGCAAAAAGGCAGACAAGACGCCAAAGCAAGCAGGTTTGACACTTATTCGTAAGCCATTTGCTCCCAAGTCTTTGCCCATAAGTTCCACAATCAATGTGGCACATCATCCAAGTTGGGTTCATTTCTTAGACCATGTTACGCATGTGAAAGAAGTTGTAGCATAAAAAAATATTGACAAATCCAAGGATGTATCATAATCTGATACATCCTTTTTTATTCATGGAATATTTCACACTAACATTATGCGTTTTACTGCTTGCATATTCTACTCGTTCTTATTATCAAATAAAGAAACTGAATAAGCAACTCCTTGAACAAAATGAAAGTCATAAAAGAGCACTTGCAACAGCAGGAAATGCAATCGCAGATACACTAAAAGTTGCATTTGAGCAACTAAAGAAAAATAACTCAGACCACAGTAAAATAAACGGTAAATTGACGGAATATAACTCAAGAATACATCGTTTAGAGCAAAATATGAACCGATCTATGAAAGACGGTTTAAAACAAAAGATAAATTTACAATCCACGGAAGAAAATGAAAACAAATAATGAAGGACCGCGTATGGTAGAATTTGGTAAGTTGGAACTTGGAAACAAGTTTTTTCTTGGAAACCCAGATATACTAACTGAAAACGCTGCATACACAAAAATAGTCAGCCAAAAGAACAATGAAGGCAAATGGTCAAATGCAAAGAACGCATTTGGTCTTGTTACATTTGTACAATACGACAAAAGGGTATGGAAGAAATAAAATGAAAAAGTTTGTGCTAAAACGTGAATATATTTCTGATATAGCAGACACCAAATACATGACATTGAATATGTATGATGGTTCTACCATATCTGGAATGTCACATGGTACAATTGATCACCCAGAGTTCACAAAGTTGCGTGATATGTTGGAACAACAAGACTATATTAGCACAGAAAGAAGTTGGGTCAATGGCGACAGAGTGCTCAAACCATTTAGCTTAAATGCATTTAAGTTCAAAATTGGGGAACAATTTCCTTGTGCTTCTGCATTGAATGTTCTCTTATCTATAAAAAAATGAAAATTATAATCAATACTTGTTATGGTGGCTTTGGGCTTTCTGAAGAAGCTCTTGCTCTGTTTAATGAACGATCTGGTACAACAATTACATACGAACGTGATATCGAGCGCAACAATCCTATTCTAGTAGAAATTGTAGAGCAACTGGGAGAATCTGCCGATGGTGGTCATGCTGAACTTAAAGTTGTAGAGATTCCCGATGATGTTCAATGGCAGATTGAAGAGTATGATGGTAATGAGTGGGTGGCAGAAACCCACAGAAAGTGGGATTAAAATTTATGAAGCAAATAGGCGTAACGCAACTTGATTTAGACAAATCAACATTTGAAGAAGCTCAACAAGCATATGATAATCATATGATAATGGAGTATGCTTCAACTGCCACTGTGGAAGATTACTTGAAAATTAAAGAAGAAGCTTTAGAAAAAGCCGCCAACATTATTTTAAAAAATCGCATAACCGATGGGTTTATTAAAATTGTGTGATGTTGTTGACATATATCCGAACTATTGTATAGTTGATAAATAACATGGCAAAAATAAAAAACGAAGTTGATAAAAAGCCAAAGAATAAAAGTTTATTTGACCACCTCAATGAAGTGCGTGTGGGAAAAAATCCTAAATACTTTGATACATTGTCTGATGCGGATAAAAAGACTTGGAGTAATTATATGGTGTGTAGATTTTTGAGTATGCAGATGGACTTTGTTGACAGCATCAATGATTTACAATATTATCAAGACAAACTAACTCCAGAGCAGTTTTATAGAGTTTGTATTGACATTGTACCAAAAGCAAAGGTATTTGTGCCATATATAAAAAACAGCGGAGAGAAATATAATAAAACTTTATTGACTTTGTTATGTATGCATTTCAAGGATAGTGAACGCAATGTTGTTGAATATATGAGTATCATGACCAATGATGATATTCGCAGCATTGTGCAAAATTATGGATATGACACAGATCAAATTGAAGAGTTGTTGGAAAAGAGTAAACGATAAAATATGCAAACATCAAATAAAAAAGTAGTGGGTATTGGCGGTTGCGCTCGCAGTGGTAAAGATACATTCGCTTCCATTCTTGCATATAAACTTCAACAGGCAGGTAAATCTGTAAAAAGAATTGCACTGGCTGATCCATTAAAAGCAGATGTTGATAATTTCTTGATGAAGAATCTTGGCATTTCTGCATTCACAACTATTCCAGAAGAAAAGTTGATTATTCGTCCTATGCTTGTATGGTATGGCGATGCTCAACGCAAGCGCACAGATGGTAGATATTGGATTGATTTGGCCAAGAAGACCATTGATGAAACCAATTATGATTATTATATCATAACAGATATTCGCTATGATGCATATGAAAAAGACGAGCTATACTTTCTAAAAAATGAAGTGAATGGAGTATTGTGTCATATCAGCAAATTTACTTGGGATATTCAATGGGGACACAAAGTATTTATTCAGCCAGCAAATGAACATGAAAAAGAAAATGATCCAAAGATTGACGCTGCTGCACATCATTCCATTAAATGGGAACATGTAGAATGCAAACTACCAGAAGATTTATTACTTGACACTCAACTAAATGCTCACGTAGACAAGTTTATGAATATTTGGATTCAGAAGCTCTGACTTTCTTCTTCATCATCTTCTTCATCATCTTCTTCATCATCTTCATCTTCTTCATCATCATCCCGAATCTGACTTTCAAGCTCTTCTTTTAGTTTAACAAAATCTTCTTGTGTCAAACCAAGATCGTTTATGATTGCTGATACCAAGAAAGCAAGTTCTCGTTTGCTAAATTTTTGTGATTTTATTCCTTTACAAAATTTTTTAGTAATGGCAACCAATAATTTTTTTATGTCATTTTCTGGCGTGGGATAAATGATGCCAGGTATTGGGTTGCGTTTATTGTGCATGTCGGAGATTTTAGACATTTCTTCTTTCAACATTTTTTTATATTCGGCATCATCCGATGCCACACTTTTTATTAGTGCTTTTAGCTCGTCAATGTCTTGTTTCTTGACAATTTTTGCAACTGTGAATGTTTTTAGCACACCCGTTTTTTGTAATATGTGCGTGAAAGATTTATTTTGCATCGTTATTAATAAATATACAGTCATTAACATTGACAGATAGTTTTTTTTATGTATAGTAGTAGTATATGTCCAATCAATTTCTTGTAGAAACTCCCGATCCTGTGCCGGTTATAACCGAACCCACTCAGCCAGTAAAAAAACTCAAGAATGTGAGTTTCAGTCAATATAGCAAATGGTTAAAATGTCCAATGGATTGGAAACTTTCTTATATTGACAAGTTGGCTCCATATGAAGCAAGCATTCATACCACATTTGGTACAGCTATTCATGCCGCATTACAAGAATATCTTCGTTTGTTATATACAGTAGGAACTGCCGAAGCAGATGCTTTGGATGCATTTGGTTTGTTCAAGAAAGAATATGAAGAAGGCTTAAAAGACCTCAAGATTGCTACAGATGAACAGCTCAAGTTGACTGAAGATGAAAGAGATATATTGGGCTTGATCACTCAAGATACAGTCAAAGAGTTTGAGAACGATGGTAAAGTTATTATGGATCATACACTAGCATATGCTCAACGCAGCAAGCATTTTCCAAGTAAAAAATATGAACTTGTTGGTATTGAACTGCCATTGGAAATTCCATTAAAAGGTGGCACAATATTATACAAAGGCTTTCTTGACATTGTGCTAAAAGACAAACTGACCAAGAAGGTACTTATTTTAGATTTCAAGACATCAACCAATGGTTGGAATAAATATCAGAAGGCAGACAGAACCAAGATTGATCAACTGTTGTTGTATAAGCGGTTTTATAATCAAATGTTCAAGGTTCCGATGACTGACATCGAAATTGAATTCTTTGTTGTAAAACGCAAACTATACGAGGATGTAGCTTTTCCACAACAACGCATTCAACGTATTTCTCCACCCGATGGTAAAATTAGCATGAAACAAGTTGAAACATCATTCTTGGAGTTTATCAATGCTGGATTTGATGCTGCCGGTGAATATAATAAAGACGGTGTGTTTCCTAAGCAACCCGGCAAAGCCAAGAAGAATTGCAAATATTGTATCTTTAAAGAACTGAAGAACTCTGAAGGAAAGTTATATTGTGACGGAAAAGAAACTTGATAAGTAGTTTTTATATATTAATTTGATTTCTTATATATACGGAATGTTGTTTTCATATATATGTATATAGGAAAAACAACAACATATGAAACTAAAATCAAATCACGAAACATCTTTTACCAGTATTCACATTTTTAAAGACAAATATACTTCATTCAAAGAAGCTGGTGTAAGTAGCGGCATGACACTGCAAAAGTTAGTCAATCGTTGTGTATATCTATACACCAACGATGCTGATTTCAAAAAGAAAATTGACGACACAAATTCTTTACAAATTAGCGGCAGTGCATTTTAATAATTTGACAATAGTCAAATTTAAAACATACTAAATTTTATATATGAATAATGGTTATATTCCTCAAAAGGACAGAAAGAAAATTATACTACTTTGCGACGACTTGAGAATGCATTCTGGTATTGCCACTATGGCAAGAGAGTTTGTAACTGGACTTGCTGGCAAGTATAATTGGGTTCAAATCGCTGGCTCTGTTCAACATCCTGAAAAGGGAAAGATAATGAATTTGGACAGTGCAGTAAATATCGGCGCGGGTATCAGCGATGCATATGTTCGTTTATATCCAGTTGATGGCTATGGCAATCCGGAAATTCTAAATGAAATCATCAAGCTTGAAAAGCCGGACGCTTTGATGCATTTCACCGATCCTCGTTTTTGGGGTTGGTTATATCAAATGGAACGCGAACTTCGTCAAAAGATGCCAATTGGTTATTATAGTATTTGGGATGATTTACCGTATCCAATGTATAATCGTGCGTTTTATGAAAGCTGCGATTGGATTGGTTGCATCAGCAAACAAACCAAGAATATTGTTGACGGGGTCTTGGGTTCTGTATTAAACAAGCCAACCACGGTGTCTTATGTGCCACATGGCATCAACACCAAGACATTTAGACCATTGACAAGTGAGTCTGAACTAAAAGAACTGAATGTGGTAAAAAAGCAATTATTCAAGAAAGATTATAACTATGTTATTTTTTATAACAATCGTAACATTCGTCGCAAGCAAACCAGCACAATCATGCTTGCTTATAGAAACTTCTGTGATAATTTAACCAAAGAAGAAGCATCCAAATGTGTATTGTTTATGCATACTCCTCCACTGGATGATGCGGGTACCGACTTGTTGGCATGTAAGACCGCTTTCTGTCCCGATTATGATGTCGTTTTCAGTACTGACAAGATCATGCCAGATCGTCTAAATCAGTACTATAATATTTCCGATGTTACAATCAATCTTTCTGATAATGAGGGATTTGGACTTGGAACGGCGGAAAGTATCGCCGCTGGCACACCCATTATCGTAACAGTAACCGGTGGTTTGCAAGATCAATGTGGATTTACAGATGAAAATGGTAATCCTGTGGAGTTTGATACAAACTGGGGAACCAATGCGGATGGTAGATACAAGAATCACGGTACTTGGGTTACACCAATATTTCCCGGTGCAAGAATGGTACAGGGAAGTATTCCTACACCATATATTCTCGCAGATTATGCTCGTTGGGAAGATGCTGCTGTAGCAATGATGCACTGGTATGAAGTTGGTCGCGACAATCGCAAAGATCGCGGATCAAAGGGACGTGAATGGCTCATGAGTTCAGAAGGATTGAGTTCCGAGAGAATGTGTGAAACTATGGCAGTTGGAATTGACAACATGTTATCAAATTGGAAGGGCAGAGAACGCTTCAACATTCATCGTCATGATGAATATGTTGGGCACAACATGCCAAACAAAAGCCTTGGTTTCATTATACCAAAGATTGACAGAGCAGAAGCAAAAAACAAATTCAACTAAACTAAAAAATATTATGGCAAAAGCACTAACAAAAGACGAAGCAAAGACAAAAGTTTACGAGCTAACAAAACAGCTCGCTGAAATCCGCAAGGAGAAAAAATCGGCAAATGTTGATTTTAAGGATCGCATCAATGACGTGGAAAATGAAATTGAAGCAATCATTGATGAACAAGAAGCCCAGAATACGGCTGGAACAACTCCGTAATAATAAAATAAAGGTTATATAAAACTATGAGTAATGAAATAAAACCTGTGTGTGTAATCCAAGGACCGGTGGCATCTCGTAGTGGTTACGGAGATCACTGTTTTGCAATTGTGTCCGACATCATCAAGTGGGACAAGTTTGATGTCAAAATTGTACCTATGCGTTGGGG